TTACTAACACCCTGAGATGAATCGACCGCTCCTCCAAGGCCGATTCTATATGGTTCCATCTCTTCTCTAAACTTTTTAAAAACACCGCTAAACATATTGTTATATACAATTAGCTCTTTAGCAGCCTCCTCGACTTTGTTTCCGAAGAAATTGAGATAAGGTACTGAAGCAACAGTAACTTGCCGCTGTATCTCATCCATACGGTCAGCTAATTTTCCAACCTGATCGATTTGTTCTTTAGAAATTATGTCGATTGGACCCATCTCTTTTATCTTAGACATTGCTCCGGCTGCCTTGAATGCTTCCTCGCCCAAGATGGCCATCATTGCTGCCTGTGTCTGGGCGCTGCTTCCTGCGTCCTTGTGCGCTTGGCCCATCCTTGAAATTAAGTCGATGTTCGAGAGGCTCTTCTCGTTTAGTTCAGTGACTGAAAAGCCAAGTGTTCTGAAGTATTCCCGGGCCTTCCCACCTTCCTCAATAGCCTTTAGGCGCTCCTGGCTGACTTTTGTGATCGACTTGGCCATAGCCTCAAAGGAAACACCTGTTTGGCCTGCGAGCACTTGTAGGCGTTGAACGTCGTCGGTGCTGATGTTGAGTTGCTCGGACAGGTCGCCGATGGCGTCGACTGTCTGAATCACCTTGGAGGCAAATGCGCCGATGGCAGCAACAGATAGCGCTGCACCAAGCTGAGATCCTACCGATTGCCGGAACTTGTCGGTCGTGCTCGAAGCCTTTTTTAAGCCGCTTTCGTAGGCCGAACCGTCCAGGCCGAGCTTTGCAATAAGTGAGAAAATGGCCATTTGTTAGTTCCTTACCGTCTGCTGTTCTTGACCCAGGCGCCAGAGGGCATCGTTCTTATCGTTCCACAGCTCGACCTGACCGTGCATTTCTGCATTGGTCAGGAAGAACCTTTCGGCATCGGTCACCGGCATATTTAGAACCGTCTCCTCGGTAAATCCAATGTCGACCAGGCCAACCAGCAGCCTTTCGGGCCAGGGCATGGCCGCCTCCCTGGATCTTGCACCCGGCTGCCGTAGAACTTCTGGGCAGTCGGGTTTGTCTCCAATCCACTCCTGGAGGATTTGGCATTCCTTGACCAGGTCGGACTTGCTGACCTTCTTACGCATCAGCCGGAGAGGCACCCATCGGAACACCGAGGCCATGGTCTTGACCGACTCCTCGGCAGATTGGCTGCACACGATAACAGCCTCGACCAGGTCGTTAGCGCTGGCCCGGCCGCCGGTGACGAATGGGGATCCTAGACGGTGCAGCAGGATGGCATGGCCGACAGTAAAGGGCACCATGCGGAGCCCGATCACCATCGGACAGGGCTTGGCTGTAGCACTTAGGATGGCGGCCAGGCTGCTCACACGTTTAGGGCGACAGCGGCGCCGGCGGTCAGGTTCTTGAATTTCTTGACCGTGATCGACACCATGGCTTTGCCGCTCTGGGTCATTTTGACCGATCCCCCGCCGCCGTAGATGAACCGGCCACCGCTCGCTATGTCGTCGGTGTTCAGGATGTCGGTCTTACCCATCATGTTGATTGCGGGAGCGCCGCTGATTTTGACCGTGGCATTCACCGGGCCAAGTGAGCAAAACGCCAGGGCGGCGGCAGCATTGGCTCCGGCAGGAATTAGGTTCAGGTTAAGAGTCACCCGTTCATTGTATCCAATATGACCAACCACCTCGCCAGCGCTGTTTCGCACCTCTTCAGTGTCAGCATCATGAGTCAGATCGTAGCTTTCAATCTGAGCAAGGCTGCTAAAAATTGCTGTGGTGTTGTCGCTTGAATACATGGTCACCGAAGCCGGTGAACCAAATTGGTATGCGAGTCCTTGTGAATTAGCCATGTGTGTGGGTGGTTAGAGTGTTGCGGAACAGTAGAGGGTGAACGTCCTGGTGAACGTCCTGGACCGATTAGAGATTGAGGATGCCCCAAAGTCCAGAGGGGCGGCGAATTGCGCCGTAAAGGGGCCGCTGGGGTCGTTTGATGGCGCGTTGAGAGCAGAGGCCCCGGTGTCGTCGAACAGCGGCAGGATCCGGTTGTCGAGCACCTGGACGGTGGTCAGCACAGCAGCCTCGTCGGTGTCGTCGGCAGATAGCTGAAGCTCGACAGCGATCTCGACCTCGCAGGTCAGATCGGTGCGCTGCATTGGCCTGGCTGAGTTGGTCGAGACAACCAGGCGCGGGAAGTTGGGCATGACGTCCTGGTCGTCTGGGTCGTCGTAGAGGCCGCGGCTGTAGGACGTGAGACAGGTGGGCGTGCCGGCGCCGGAGGCCGACCAGTCGGCGGCCGCCAGGTAGTCAGCGACTGCAAGTTCAGCTCTTAGGGCGGCGGCGTTCATTTGATTGTGATCCCGTTGTCTTCGAGAACCTTGCCGTTGGCCAGGAGGGCCTCGGTCATGTGGTTGATCATCTCTGTCGTCTCGTCGTCCATGGCCTTCTGCATTGCCTCGTTGTAGATTTGCGCCACTCGGTTGTACTGGTTGTCGGCCACACCGGCGGTCATCACCACCGAGGTTGTCGGGTTGAAGCCTGGGACAGCCTGAAATCCTCGGGCCTTGGTGCCCTTGTGTGTGGCGACGTTCTCCTGAGGGAGGCCGTACTGGTTGGCCATCGATAGCAGGGCGGCGTTGGTCTGCTTCGGCGCCTTGTAGCCGGGAGGCTTCGACAGCGGCTTCCACTTGGCGCTCTGAAACTGGCTGAAGCCCTTGTTGTACACTCGGATCATCTTCACCACACCCGAGCGTAGATAACCGACCGACCCGATTGCCTTCCGCATCAGGGCCGAGGCTGCTGCCTTCATTTCTTCGCCATAGAGGCCGCGGCGACCGCCCTTGGCTTCCTTCGACTGAGCTATGAGGTGCACCCGGCGAAGGATTCGGGATTTACCGATCCGCTTGCCGGTCTTCTTAGACTTGCGGTTGATGTCACCAACCGGCGTCCCAAGGTAGTCAGCGATCCTCCGGCGCTCCTGGCCCGGTCTCTTGGGCGGCACCAGGACGAACAGTCTCACCATCAAATAGAAGAACCGGCTGTTGATGGCCTTGTGAAGGTCGCGGCTTGTCGTCAGCAGATACTGCTTCATGGCAAGGTCGAACTTGCCGCTGTCGACCGTCATGTTGACTCCGAATTTCACTTGGTCTTTGCCCCCAGCTCAAGGTTGTAGTAGGCGCCGGAGGCATCCACACGGCAGGACAGGATGCGGAGGGTCCGGCCTTGATAAACCAGAGTCCTGCCGACCACCGGCCTCGGCTTGCAGAAGGTTAAGGCGATGCGGTCGCTGTTCTCCTGGAGGATGAACAGTCCGTCCTCCTTGAGTAGCCTTGAGAATGTGGTCCCCTGGTCGAGCGTGTAGAGCGTCGAGTCCATCGAGACCAGGGTGCTGTCGCAGGTCTTCCAGTCGCTGAACATGACCAGGATCCTCGATGTCACGTTGTCCTGGAACCCACCGGAGATGGGGACGTTGGCATCGTTGACCGCTGCCGGGATGCACCGGATCGACGTCCCCTGCCAGATGAACATCGGCGCCCCTAGCATCTGCTGGAGCACCGCCATGCCCTGCTGGAGACTGGATCCGATGGTGGTCATCAGGCGGTAAAGTAAGTGCCGGAGACTATGAGCCGGCTGGTGGCCTGGAGATGGGGGGCTAGGCTATCGGCGGCTCCGTTCTCAAAGTGCGACAGCTCGAGGTAGCTGGTGCCGGCGATTAGCCTGGCGATGATAGCGGTCTTGGATTGGTTGGTGGCATTGGTCAGCCACACCGCGGCGGCGGCCTCGTAGGTGACGGGGTCGGGCAGCGACAGCCGGAGGTTGCCAGTAGCGGATCCGGTCACCGAGTTGACGGTGACGTCCGCGGTGAAGGTAGTAACACATCCGATGGTGGTGTGCCGCGCGGTGTTGGTGGTGATGGCGAAGGTGCGTCCACCGCCGGAGTCGATGAGAGTCGGCACCCAGGTCGTAGGTGTGACCAGCGGCAGGGCGGCATATAGCTCGGTGAAGTTGTCGTTTATCTTCTCGCCGGCGCCGCGGAGGGTGTCCCCGGTGTTGTCGTTGGCGATGGTGCCGATGTTGATCGTTTGTTGAGCCATATTATTTCTTGGGTAGGACGTACCAGCCGGCCGGGAGGGTCACCCGGGAAGGCCCGACCAGCTTCTTGTCGGCATCGAAAGCATAGACGCTGGCCTTTACCGGCTGCGCCAGCATCACCGGATCACCGCTTGGCACTAGGACCACCCGGGTCACCTGGCAGCCCAGGCAGGTCAGCAATGCGGCCATCCAGATCGCTCTTGAGGGCCTCGGGAGCTTTGCCATGTTGCACATCGGTGGGTGGTGTTGCTCGTAGGAAGTCGAGGATTGCCCGAAGGATCTGGTAGATCCAATTCACGGCTTCGGCTCGGTAACTTCCTTGGCATCCTTGGCCCAGATCAGGCCGATACCAGCAGTGACCGCGGCGATAGTAGTAGTCAGGTCGAGGTTGGTTGTCGGGTCACCGTCGAACAGGGCCTTGAGAGCCCCACCAACAGCGACGAGGATTGCACCAACACCAGCGAGAGTTGTTTTCGTGTTTTTCATTTAGAGCGGAATAATCGATATGCTCCGTAACAGGCACAAAGTAAGCCTATCAGCGCGGTGATAAGCTGAACCCAGTCGGTAAGCCACGGAATAAACGAAACAGCGGTGGCACCTGCCGCTGCTGCTAGGCTGAGTCCAGGGCTGGTGCTGCTGTTCGTTGGTTCCATTACTCGGATTTAGGCTGTGCTGCGTTGAGGATGATGTCTGCCAGAGGAACGCCAACCTTAGCGTTCTGATAGCCACCGGCCTTAATGGCAATGTCGATGAGTTGGAGGAGGCTATTTACCTGCTCGGTGCTGAGTTCGATCTTGATCATGCGGAGGGAGCGTCAGCGATAACCACAGGCTCCGCAACCTTAACCGGAGGCGGCACCGGCACCCACGGCAACGGAAGCGTCACGACGGGCGGATTGATCTGATTCTCGATCTGCAACGAGACGTTCGCTTCGATAGCGGTCTTATCGACTCCATTGGCATAGCACCAGTTTAAGACCTGCGCTTCGGTCAGATCCTCGTATGGCGTGAACTCACCACTCGGCGGTTGGAACGAGCATGAGCCGTAGCAGGTGCCGCTGTAGGTTTCGTCGGTGCCGTTGCAACGCCAATCGGCGGTGATTACGACATTCGTTTCAGAGCCTTCGGTCGGCTTAACGAGAAGGCGTTCGATGATCCAAGAGATGTTCATATTAGGCGTTCTTCAGAGCGTTGACTTCAGCGGTGAGTTCTTGGATGGCGGCAACCAAGATGGGAACGATGCGGGACATATCAATGCCCTGTGATTTGATCGAACCATCGGTGTTCACGGCATCCTTCTCGCCAGAGACTGCAAACGGAACCACTTCAGCGAGTTCGTGGGCTAAGAAACCTTCGCCAGAAGAACCGTCAGATTTCCAGTTGTAGATCGACGGCTTGAGCGCATTGACGCGAGCAAGACAACCGTTGAGCGGTTTAACGGATTCCTTCAGGCGATAATCTGAAACAATGTTGTAAAGAACACCAGTCGTTCCGTTTTGTGTAATGGAACCGATTTGAGTTCCATTGTATCCAAAAGAACAATAAAACGATCCTGTTGAAGTTCCGGTGCTATGTCCAACTGAAATGTATGTAGCATCAGTTGGTAGAGCAACAAGAAATCCGTTTGTGTTTGCGTAGTTTGCAGTAGCCGTCCCCATCAGCAAATTACCACTAGAATCAATAGTGGCTCGCGTCTGTAATACCTGAGAACTGTCCGCAGTAGAAAACACCAAGTCGCCGCCGTTAACATTGGAAAACCGATTAAAAGAAGCAATTCTTGCTGTTTCTGTACTAGAGGAACCGCTTCTGAATGATAACGATGATCCTTTAGGTGATGCGGTGGAGCCATCAATCGTTGAGGTCAGTCGAATCGTTCCTTCAGCGGAAGCTGATAGAACATCGAGTTTTACACCGGGACTAACCCCCACGCCGACGTTGCCCACGCTATCGATCCTAACACGCTCTGTCGCCGCTGTGTCTGTGCCTACGGATCTAGTTCCAAATACCAAATCACCAAAACCACCGGAAGTGGAAGTGGTAGATACAAAACCAATGTAAGCGGGAGCGTTTGTCAGACCAAGAGCGTTGTATCCAAAAGTAATGTTTGAATAAGCTCCAACTGTGGTTGGGTTCCAAATGTTGATGGCATTTGTAAATGTGCTTGGCGTGGTGATTGTCGAAGCCGTTGTTACGCTTAAAGGAGCGTAATTGGTCGATGTGGTGTAGTTGTTGACCAAAAGGCCACCATTTACATCAAGCTTTGCTCGCGGCGTAAGCCCCACGCCGACGTTGCCGGAGGAGTCTACACGATAACGCTCAGCGCCTCCCGTAGTGACAGCAAACGTGTCTGCCGCTGGAAAGTAGATTCCGGTGTTCGTATCTCCCGTCGTAGTAAGAGCAGGAAGCAACAGTGTGCCAGCAGCAAACGTCGAAACACC